TACCGGCAGCAGATCGAGGCGGGGCGGCTGGCGCCGGAGAACGTGATCGGCGGCTGGTCGGCCACCGGCGACGGTCGCACGCGGGATAGCCACCGAGCGATGAACGGCCAAGAGCGGCCGTTTGGCCAGCCCTTCCAGACGCCGAACGGCGCGTTCCTGCGCTTCCCGGGCGACACCGCGCTTGGTGCGGGGGCGGAGGAAACCGTGGCCTGCAGGTGCACGAAGACGTACAGGATCGACATGGCAGCGGAGATGCAGCGTGGCTAACAAGTTCGGCAGCCAAGTCCGCGCGTTCGCGGAGAAGGCCAAGGAAATGCAGCTGGCCATCTTCCGCGAGTCGGCGCAAAAGCTGATGGAAGAGGCCAACACGCCGGAGGGGCAGGGCGGGAAAATGCCGGTGGACACGGGCTTCCTGCGCAATTCCCAGGCCGCCTCGACTGACGGCATGCCCGCCGACGGTGCGCAGGCGCCAGGGCTGGTGTTCGTGGGCCTGCAGGTCGGCCAGACGGTGTGGGCGGGTTGGACTGCCAAGTACGCGATGCGTATGGAGCATGGTTTCCAAGGGACTGACAGCCTCGGCCGAGTCTACGCACAGGCGGGCAAGGGCTTCGCGCGCGCTGCGGCGCAGCGCTGGGACTTCATCGTTGCAGAGGTGGCGGCGGACGTTCGAGGGCGGATGGGATGAGCGATACCGCGATTTATGATGCCTTCGCCACGCGGGTGGCCGCGTTTGCCGAGGCGCTGGACCTGGTGTGCTCCTACCCGGGCATTGCCTTCACCCCGCCGGCGGGCGCTGGCGCTCGCTGGCTGGAGCTGCAGTGGTTCCCGAACCAGACCCAGAACTACGGCATGGCCGATGACGGCCCGTCGCTGATGCAGGGCTTCGCCCAACTGTCGGCCTGTTACCGGCCCGGTCAGGGGATCATGGTGGGCACGGCCATCACCGACCAGATAATCGCTGCCTTTGCCAAGGGCACGACCTTCGCCGGGATGCGGGTGGAGCGAAAGCCGTGGACGTCCAGCATCATTCAGGATCCGGAGCGGCACATGCACCCAGTCACCATTCGCTGGCGGGGTTTCATTTCGGGGTAGACTCCGGCCATGAGCCCGAATCCACCCAACCTGCACCTGGTCAGCAGCAGCGATACGCCCAACGAGGGCGAGCTGAAGGCCATGCGCGATGCCATCGACCGCATGAAGCGCAACCGCAATCTGCTCAACGAGTTCGCGGCAGAGCAGGCGCGCCTGTGCCGAGGCGAATATCTTGCCTACGTGGAGGCGGGGTTCACCCGACCGCAGGCCATGCAGCTGGTTGCGGCCAAGCTGAGTCCTGTCAAGAAGTAACAACAGAACCGACCGCAAATTATTCCCAAAATTATTCCAGAGGCCCGCCACCCAGCGGGCTTTTCGTTTTTCCAACGACCCCGCCCCGTGGCGGGTTTTTTTATGCCCATCGCGAGGAGATATGGCTATGGCCGAGACCGAAGCACAAACCAACAGCGGATCGAAGCTGTTCATCTGCGTGACGCCGCAGAACAAGGACCTCACCGAAACTGAGTTCAAGGCGCTTGCCTTCGTACAGGTCAGCAATGTCGGCTCTGTGGGTGAGCGCGGCATCAACACTAACATCGTCCAGTACGACACTTGGGACACGCTGGTTGCCAAAAAGGGCAAGGGCATCACCAACGCCGGTGATCCGCAGGTCGAGGTCGCCGAGAGCCTGACTGACCCGGGTCAGATCGCCATGCGCGCCGCCGGCGCCCCGGGCGTGCCGGACGCCTACGCGTTCAAGATCGAGCGGCCTGATGGTGGCCTCGAGTTCCTGCGCGGCCTGGTGACCGGTCCGAACAAGCCGGGTGGCCGTAACGAGGACTTCCGGTTGAACACCTACACGCTCGGCCTGAACCAGGCGCCGATCGACGTGCCGCCGCCCCCGGTCACCCCGTAACGCGGACACCTCGGGGATAGGGCGGCCGCCTGACAAGCCGGACCTGATCCGGCCGGCTTCCCCGAGGCTTTCTTCCGGATCGCACCAGAGGATCAACCTATGACTGAACTGACCCAGATCGTTGCCGAGCCGCGCCCGCTGCAGATCAAACACCCGGCCACCGATGAGCCTATCGGCCTGGAACTGATGCTGCTTCCCGACAGCCACGAGCAGGTGCGGGCAGCATCGCGCAAGGCTACCAACGAGCGCATGTTCAACCGCGGCAAAGTGACCGCCGAGAAGCTGGAAGCTGGCCGAACGGACATGCTGGCCGCCTCGATCAGCGACTGGCGGTGGGAGGGTGACCTGACCTTCCGCGGCGAAAAGCCGGCCTTCTCGGAGCAGGCGCTACGCCAGGTGTTCAAAGAGCTGCCATGGGTGGCCGAGCAGGTCGACTTCGCCTTGGGCGACCGGGCGGCATTCTTTCGCTGAGCTGAGCGCGCAGACGGCGCAGGCCGTCTACGTGGCCGTCCGTTACGACATGGCGGATGAGAAGGGCGAGACGCGGCGTCAGCGTAACGCGCGATTCGGTGCCAAGTCGCCCGACGCAGAGCCGCCGGAGCCAGCCCTGCATGTGTGGGGCTGGTTCTGGGAGCTGTCGGTCCGGCGCCGTACAGGCCCTGAGGCCCTGTCGTTCGCCGATGTGGCCGACTGGCAGCGATTGACGGGCATCCAGGTGCTCTCTGAGGAGGTGGCCATGCTGATGGCCATGGACGACCAGTACCTGCGAGCGGTCCGCGAGGACCAGGCGGCTGCGCGCGAGCGTGCCGAGCAAAACAACAGTGGGAGAGGCTGAGTGGATATCGCCGAGCTTGGCTATAAGGTCGACAGTAGCGGTCTGGCAGAGGGCACCAAAGCGCTGGACGAAAATGCCGCGGCGGCCGATAAGGTCAGCGGTGCCACCGATCGCTTGGAGCGGGACTTTCAGTCCTTGTCGCGCACCGTTGAGCGGTCGTCCAGCGCCTTGGGCGACCGGCTGGGTGGAGCGCTGGATCGTATCGGCACCGGGACCGGGGCGGTGATCACCGAGCTGCAGGCGCTGAACCAGACAAACGCCAGCATTCTGACCGCGCTGGGAGCGATGGAAGGAAAGCTGGCAAGCACAGCCAGCAACCTGAGGGCGGTGGGCTCGGCAGCCAATACAGCTGCCGCAGCAGAGCAGCAGGTAGCTACTGCAAGCCAGCAGCTGGAGCGTGAGCTGGCCAGCCAAGACGCGCGTCTCAAGTCCGTCGCGCAGCAGGCCGTTCAGTACGCCGAGTCGATGCGCGGGGCCAATGTCTCCGAGCGTGCACTGGCCGAGGCGGCCCGCGATGCCGCAGCTGGCATCGACGTCCAGGCCAGGGCCATGGCGGCCGGCGGCACCGAGCAGCAGCGAATGGTCGCGCGTGCCAAAGCGTTGGAAGAGGCCGAGCGGCGGACCGCACAGCAGCAGAAGGAGGCCGCTCGAGCGTCGCAGGTCCAAGAGCTGAACCTGCAGAAGTTGTTGGGGCAGATCAATCCAACGGTTGCCGCACTCAATAAGCTGGCCGACCAGGAGGAGCGTCTCGCCCGCGCCCGCGACCTTGGGCTGCTTCGGCCGCAGGTGTGGCAGCAGTATCAGAATCAGATCGACCTGACCCGCGCTCGGTTGCTCGAGGCGTCGAATGGCGCAGGAAAGCTGACCGGCGGCTTTGGCAAGCTGAACCTCCAGGCGATTGAGACCCAGCAGTCGCTCGGCACCTTGATGCGTGCCTTGATGACGGGCAACTTTGCTCAGGCGCAGGCGTCAATAACGAGCCTCACTGCGCGGTCAGGTGCGTTGTCGGCAATGTTCAGCGCGACGGGTGTCACCGTGGCAGGCTTCGCGCTCGGTCTGGGCGCACTTGTTGCGACAACCTACAGCGCACAGAAGCAGATGGATGCCTACAACGGTGCGCTTTTGACGACAGGCCAGTCCGCAGGCCTGACCGCATCGGGGCTCAGTGCCGCGGCGGAGACGATTGGCCGGACCACGGGTCGCTATGAGCAGGCCCGAAAGGCCGTGGTCGCACTCGTTGAAGAGGGCCGGGTAAGCGGCGACATGCTGGTTCGGGTGGCCACCACGGCAGCGGGAATCGCCGAAATGACTGGCAGGGAGGCCGCCGTCATCGCGAGACAACTGGAAGGCGTTGCGAGAGAGCCGTCGAAGGCGCTGATTGAACTCGACGGGAACTACCACTTCCTGACAGCCGCGGTGCTGGAGCATACGAAGGCGCTTGAAGATCAGGGGCGAGAGTCAGAGGCGGCCACTTTTGCTATGACCGCAGCGATGGACGAGCTTGATCGCCGGACCGAGCAGGCTAAAGCTCAGACACAAGCGCTGACCGGAGTGATCAGGTCGCTGAGGACGGAATGGCAAGCTTTCACTGCAGATCTGCGGCAGCTCGCGAACCCTACGTTGGACATCAACATTGCGCAGGTTCAACAGAAGCTGCAGTCCCTGCAGAATGGATCCTTCGTCGGCCCGCGATATCTGATCCCAGGTGCCCGGGATCGGGACATTGCTGTGCTGCAGGAGCAGCTGCGATTGCTGAACCAGCAGCGTAGCGAGCAACAGGAGCTCGCCTCCGGGGAAGCGCTCTGGAACCAGCTGCGGGAAGAGGGGGTGGCGGCTTACTCACACATCAGCACCGTGCTCGAAGGTGCGAGGACGCGTGCTGAAAAGCTGGAGGCGAGTACGCGCAGGCTGAAAGAGAGCTATGAAGCACTTCGGGTTTCGAACCCGCAGTCGGAGTTGCTCAAGGGCGTGATGTTCGGCGCCAACGGCAGTATCAGCGGCGGCAGCTATGACGTCGCACTTGCGAAGCTGGCCAAGGACGCCGCAAAGGGAGAGCGGAAAACTGCACGCAACGGTGACGACTCAGCAGCGCAGAACATGCTCGCTACGG